TACACTGATAAGAAGTGTAAAAAAATACCAAAAGGGTATATGATCGGTGCTCGCGGTTATTTGCGACAAGAACCCCAAGATGATGATTCTAAAGACAATGGTAATGGCAAATCTAACGGAAGTTCTAACGGAAATGGGAACGGTGGGAATGGTAGTGGAAATGGTAACGGTGGTAATGGTGGCAATGGTGGTAATGGTGGCATGTCTGAAGCAACTATGACTTCATCTCAAAAGAGAAAAGACACGATGTTGAAGAAAAAATATGATGATTCAGATATGAAGAAGAATATGAAAAAACAGTATGGTAAAGAAGAAGGTGAAAAAGTTTATTACGCAACAATACGAAAACAATCAATGGAAGGAACTGATTTAGGAAAACTTGATGAAGTGGAATACTATTCTGGACAAGATAGAAATCCTAACACTGGACTACCGAAGGGTTTGAAAAGCACTGGTGGTAAAAAAGATGATCAAAAAATAAAATCAGTTCCATATGATATGCTTCGTGCACACCTTGAGATACCTGTGACTGACATTCAAGTGTCAAGTATGGATGAGTTGACTGATTATAGATCATTCGCAGCAGCAGCAAAGGAAGCAAGAGATAGAAAGGCAAAGAGAAGAGAAGAGAAGGCAAAGGCAGATAAAGAGTTTATGGCGAAGAAAAAAGAAAGAGTAAAGAAGGGTATAAAATTTTATGACACTAAAGGAAAAGGATATGTAAAGGATGGAGTCAAGACATACGAAGAGAATCAAATAGATGAGAAAAAATTATTTCCAGATGGATTTCTAAAAAAATATCCAAACTTAGATCCTACTAATCAAAGAGATTTTAGGAAATTGAAGCAGTTATTGAACTATCCTCAGAAAAAAACGATGGTAAATGTCAATCCTGAAGTGCAGACAGAGGGGTCATTGCATAAATGGTTCAAGGGATCTAAATCAAAAGATGGAAAACCCGGTTGGGTAAACGTCAAGACAGGTGGAACCTGTGCTAGTGACGAACCCGGAGAAGGTACACCTAAATGTGTGTCATCTTCTAAGAGAGCAAGCATGTCTAAGGCAGAAAGAGCATCTGCATCAAGAAGAAAGAAAGCAGCAGACCCCGGACAACAGTCTAAGACCGGTGCTGCAAAACCTACATATGTTAGTACAGATAAGAAAAAAGTGAAGAAGGAATCTGCAGAAATTCAAGAGATGGGAAAGAAAGAATTTGGTCCATATGGTGACAAATTAAAACTTGATATCCCAAAGAAAAATTTGTTAAAAAAATCACTAAAGAATTTGCAAAATTTACCTGATATCAAAAATAGAACTATTGATAGTTCTTATAAACCAGAAGGTGAACAAATTGATGAAATTGTTGGAAGAATAAGAAAGATGATACAAAATTTTAAAAAGAATCCAGATGGAAAAGTTGTGGTTCCCGGTGGAAAGATACCGACTGCAGGTGCTCAAGAGAAAAAAATTAACGATATGTTAAATCAAGATTATAAACCAGAAGGTGAAACTATAGAAGAAGAAGATAAAAAAGGTAAGGGTAGCGGTACTAAAGATGCATGCTATAAGAAAGTAAAGGCGAGTGCAAAGGTATGGCCATCTGCATATGCATCAGGTAGATTAGTACAGTGTCGTAAGAAGGGTGCTGCTAACTATGGTAATAGTAAGAAGGAAGGGTATGAGTATGCCGATGAAGGTTTAGTTGATGGTGTAAAAAATGTTTTCAATAAACTAAAAAATAAGATCAAGCAAAACTCTGATGCTAGAAAGAAGTATAATCAAACTAATCCCGGTGGAAATATAACTAAGGATCAATATATGCAGCAGATACGAAATGCAGGTGGTGATCCATCACATCAAGAAAGTAAGTCTTATGCTGACTTTATGGCAGAAAGTAAAGGTAGATTGACAAGTTCTAATGACATGCAGAGTAAGATGTATGCTGACAAGAACAAGTCTGGTAAAAAGATGAGTGATGATGAGATCAAGAAAGAGAAGGGTGGAAAAGAGTTTCTTGATAGAATCAAGGTAGCAAAAGGAAAAATGAATAAGGAAGAGGTGCTTGATGAGATTGCAATGAAAAAGGATAAGAAAGTTCCTCTTGGAAGAAAGAGTAATCCATATGGAAAAAGAGCAGTTGCAAAAATGATTATAAAATCACTGTCTGAACCGGCAAGAGCAAAGGCAGGTATTACTAAAGAACAAACTGAATTAGAAAGACAAATCAATGCCATCAAAACAGGCATGATGAATGGCAAGAAATTAAGTCCCAAGCAAATTGAGGGTATGAAAGCAGGTCTGACACAAGGTGGTAACAAGGTAGATGAAGGAACATCTTACGGGATGTATAAAGGAGACGGTAAACCCAAAGGTCCTATGGCAAAGTTCGGGAAGAAGAAAAAGAAAGAAAAAAAGATTGAAGAGAAGGTAAATCTAAAGGATAAGTCTTCTCAGTATGCTAGAAGTACAAAGGAAGTTGACACTGCAATGACAGATCATGTCAACAGAAAAAGAGGAACTCATTACGGTAAAGATGGTAAGGTCACAGAGGTAGGTCGTTACCGCAGACAAAGTAAAAGAGAAGCAAGAAATGAATTGATCTCTATGAACAAAGAATCAAAATCATTTTCTCAGTTTCAACAAGAGTGTTGGAAGACTCACAAGAAAGTTGGTATGAAGATGAAAGGTGGTAAGTTAGTTCCTGATTGTCGTCCTAAGAATGAAGAGGTTGAAATAATAGACGAAAAAAAGTCTCCGGCATGGCAAAGAAAAGCGGGTAAAAGTGAGTCAGGTGGATTGAATGCCAAAGGTGTTGCATCATACAGAGCAGCAAACCCCGGTTCTAAACTCAAGACTGCTGTGACAACTAAACCATCTAAGTTGAAGAAAGGATCAAAGTCAGCAAACAGAAGAAAATCATTCTGTAAGAGAATGACAGGTATGAAGAAAAAACTTACATCAGCAAAGACAGCAAGAGATCCAGATTCAAGGATAAATAAAGCACTGAGGAAGTGGAACTGCTAATTTATGCCCCAACAAAGTGACGTCTATCTTGGTAATCCGAATCTAAAAAAAGCGAACACTGAAATTGAGTTTACAGAAGAAAATGTAAAAGAATTTCTAAAGTGTAAAGACGATCCAGTTTACTTTGCTAGAAAATATATCAAAATTATTAACGTGGACGAAGGTCTGGTTGGTTTTGATATGTGGCCATTTCAAGAAAAACTAATAAGAAGATTTCATGCAAACAGATTTAATATCTGTATGATGCCTCGTCAGACTGGTAAGTCTACGACATCAGTATCATATCTTTTGCATTATGCTATATTCAATGACAATATAAACATCGGTATTCTTGCTAACAAAGCAGCAACCGCAAGAGATCTACTTGGTAGATTGCAGACTGCATACGAAAACTTACCGAAGTGGATGCAGCAAGGTATAGTTGCATGGAATAAAGGATCTATGGATCTAGATAATGGTTCCAGAATTATGGCAGCGTCTACATCTGCTGCTGCTGTTCGAGGTATGACATTCAATATCATATTCTTAGACGAATTTGCTTTCGTACCAAATCATATTGCAGATGACTTTTTTAGTTCAGTATATCCTACAATATCATCTGGTAAGTCAACAAAAATTATAATTGTATCTACCCCTAAAGGTATGAATCACTTCTACCGTATGTGGCATGATGCGGAAAAAGGTAGAAATGAGTATGTTACTACTGAGGTTCACTGGTCAGAAGTTCCGGGTAGAGATGCAAAGTGGAAGAAGCAAACAATAGCAAACACTTCTGAACAACAGTTCAAGGTTGAGTTTGAATGTGAGTTCTTAGGATCTGTTGATACTTTGATTGCACCATCCAAACTGAAAGCGATGGCATATAATGATCCAGTTCAGACAAATGGGCATCTGATGGTCTATGAGACCCCTATTAAAGAAAGAGATTACATTCTAACTGTGGACGTAGCAAGAGGCATCTCAAAGGACTACAGTGCCTTTGTGGTGTTTGATATTACAGAGTTCCCGTATAAAGTGGTCGCTAAGTATAGAGATAATGAGATCAAACCTATGCTTTTCCCATCTGTGATAATGGATATAGCACTTGCATATAATGAAGCATACGTTCTATGTGAGGTCAATGACATTGGTGATCAGGTTGCAAGTATATTACAGTATGACTTAGAGTATGAAAACGTATTGATGTGTGCTATGCGGGGTAGGTCTGGTCAGATAGTTGGTACAGGTTTTAGTGGTAAGAAAACTCAACTGGGTGTAAAGATGAGCGTCACTGTAAAAAAGATAGGTTGTAGTAACCTGAAGACACTGATTGAAGAAGACAAACTAAGAATTTTAGACTATGATATAATATCAGAGTTGACCACATTCGTTCAGAAGAGGCAATCATTTGAAGCGGAAGAAGGTTGTAATGATGATCTTGCTATGTGTCTAGTAATTTTTGCTTGGTTAGTAGCACAGGAATATTTCAAAGAGATGACTGATAATGATGTTAGGAAACGAATATATGAAGAGCAAAAAAATCAAATTGAACAAGACATGGCACCTTTCGGATTTATGACAGATGGATTGAATGATGAAGAAAACGAGATTGTTGATTCATCAGGAGATGTATGGAAAGTTGATGAGTATGGTCAAAGTTCTTCTTATATGTGGGATTACAAATGATTGATCCAAAATGTTTAGATGGTCGTATTCCAATGTTTTATTCTGCAAGAGGATACATGCTTCCATGTTGCTATTGTGAAAAAAGTTTACGACCAGAGGTTAATGACGAAAGAATTACAAAACTACTTGTAAAAAAAGTATCAGAATTTGATTCTATTCAAGAGATACTTGAGACTGATGAGTGGAAAGAATTTTATGATAAATTACTTACAGACCCACCCAAGGTTTGTAGGGATCACTGCAAAAAAGGTTGGGGAAAAACTTTTAATAATGATATCTGATTCTTTGAGAACAATTGAGATTGAAACAACATCTCGCTGCCCATTAAGATGTCCGGCATGTCATAGGCAAAATTATTATGGTGCACATAAAAAACCAGTGCCGGGAAAAGATATTAGTATCGAAGATTTTCAAAAAATCGTAGATCACTTTGACGGTATCTTTTTTGTTGGCGTTATTTCTGATCCAACTACACATCCTGATTTATATTCTCTTCTAAAAATGTGTGTAAAAAAATCTAAGAAAGTAATTTTATCAGTAGCAGCAACTCACAGATCACTAGCGTGGTTCAGGAGACAATTTTTACTGACAAGAAATAAAAACGTTCTATGGGAATTTGCAATCGACGGATTACCAGAAGATAGTCACAAGTATAGAATTAATCAGGATGGTAAAAAATTGTTTGAAGTAATGAATATGGGTAGAAAATTAGGATGTCAAGTTGTATGGAAATATATCATTTTCAAATATAATGAGAATGATATGCAGGAGGCAAAAAAACGTGCTTCAAGCATAAGAGTACCTTTGAACTTTATAAAATCCGTAAGATGGGAGGGTGAGATGTCTAAGTATCGACCAACAGATAAAAATAATTATGCGGGAACTAGGGAATGGGTTAGCGATTACGGAACTGTATAATGATAGTCCACTCAGTTAATATAATGGTCTTTACATTATGTGTATTAGTTGGTATTACAATCTGGTGGATCATGACTTATGACGGTAGGAATGGAATTTGAAGATACATTTTCGCTAGATCATTTAGTTTTTGCTGAAAGGAGATGTAGAACCTGTGGCATTACTAAAGATTTATTAAGTGAATTTTATAGAATAAGGAATAATAGAACTACACCTTCTGCATATTCTTATGAGTGTAAAGAGTGTACAAAAATAAGAGTTAAGTCAAAAAGAAGAAAGAATAAACCTGAATTGTATCCAGATTGGTAGGGTTCATGCACTGTTTCCCCTCTGTAAGCGTGTTTTTTTCTAAATATTAGTATCAAACAGTAGGGAATCAAAGGAACTTTACATGGCACTCAGACTATCATCTCCGGGTATCAGTGTAAGAGAGGTTGACCTTACCAGAGGTGGCGTAAATGCAAGCATTAACGTTACTGCCGGTATTGCCGGACCATTCAAAAAAGGACCTGTAAATGAAGTTTGCAGGATCAATAATGAAAAAGAACTTATAGACAAGTTCGGAGGTCCCGGTGTAGGTCTAACTGACTATCACTATGAAACTTGGTATGCTGCATCTAATTTCTTATCCTATGGAGGGCAACTAGATGTTGTTCGTGCCGGTGGAGGAAATGTTGCAGGATCACAAATGGTTAATGCCAACGCAGGAGTTGGAATAGCATCGACCACAACATTAGTCATCGAAAACTACGATGATTATAACAACAACGAAATCAATGCAACCAATTTTTATTGGGCAGCAAAGAACCCCGGATCATGGGGAGAAAACCTAAAGGTATGTGTTATTGATGACGCAGCAGACCAAAGGATTTCTGGTATTCTAACCACAAAGGTAGGAACTAATGTAGGTGGAGCACCAACTGCTAAGAATATTGCTGTAGGTTATGCTGTAACTCAGGGTTTGAGTGGTGTAAACATTGGTATTGGAACAACCGGATCACCCGGAAACAATGATTACCTGAAGGGAATCGTAACTGGTGTAGGTAATAGTTTCATTGATGTCAAGGTTGTATCAACAGTTATTGCAGGTGTTGAAACTGCAACAACATATCAGCAAAACTCACAACTTGAGTTCAAGACAGGAACTAAGATTGGTTTCTCATCAGCAGTACTCGGTGACGTTGGTGTAGCAACTGGTACTCCTGCTACATCAGACTGGTATAATCAGCAGAACATCACTACCGGAAGAGCAGATGGTGGAAATGATGCTATCACAATCAAGTGGAGATCAGTATTACCAAAACCACAGACAAACTCATATGTCTCGGAAAGAAACGGAAGCAATGATGCAATTAACGTCGTTGTTATTGATTCTGATGGCACTGTTACAGGAAGCACAGGATCATTACTAGAAAAATTTGGTAACTTATCAAAGGCACAAGACGCTGATGGATCACCTAACAAAGACATCTATTACAAGAATGTCATTGCTAATGAGTCTCAGTACGTATTTGCCGGTTTATCTCCTGTCAATGCAACAGATAGTTTCCATAACACACAACCTCTAGCAAGTGGATTTGGCAGTGGAGTCATACCAATTGCTTCAGCAGCAGGTGCTTGGGGACAAGATTCTAAAGATGTCAACTTCAACTTCTTAGGTAATAAGAGTTACACACTAAAAGGTGGTAAAGACTACAATGGACACATTGGAGTTTATGACGCTGATCTAGGTGATACACTCACTGCTTATGATAAGTTGGCAGACAAGGTAAATGCTGATATTAGATTCCTACTACAAGGTGGAGCATCTAAGTCATTATCTGAAGAGCAAGCAAAGGCACAGAAACTTATATCAATCTGCGAAGCAAGAAAAGATTGTGTAGCGTTCATTTCACCTAACCGTGATTCAGTCGTAAACGTTTCCACATCAGCAACACAACTATCAAACGTTCAAGCATTCTTCGCACCATTAGCATCATCATCATTCGCAGTATTCGATAGTGGATATCAATACTTCTATGATAGATTCAACAAGAAGTTCAACTATATGCCACTTTCAAGTGACATTGCAGGACTTTGT